TCCATCACATAAACTTACAATTAAATACTTATTTGAAATTTTTTGCTCTTTTATTTTGCCTTTTTTTGTTACAATACTATTATTTCTAAGTCCACATTTTACACGTCTGTCTAAACTTTTTACATTTTCCAAATTGCTCACTTGATATAATCCTTCATAGCCTTTAACATCTTTCCAAATTTCTTTCATATTTACCAACTTTCTACCAACTAAAAAATAAATACAGAGCAAGCAAGTTGGTGTGCCTTTCAATAAGGTAGCTACTCCTTATCTAGCTCTGTATGAATTATATCATAAATATTAATTTATTGCAATTTTAATCTTTCTGCTAATTTTTCTTCTACTTCTTGACTAAGCATAAACTACTCCTCATTGCTTTCTTTCTCGTCAGTTGTCTTTATAGAAATATTTCTTATAAATAATAAGGCAAAGAAAACAATCCACCATTTATTAAATATTATTGCTAATATAGTAAAACAAACAACAGATGCAATATTATACAAAATTCCAATTAAATAACAAAATATAATATTTACTTCATTCATATTATTCAGCCTCATTTCCTACTAAATCTTCAACACTTGGTTCACTTGCTTTTATTTCTTCTATTGCTTTTTGGCTATCTTCTAAAGTTTCATCTGGTTTCAACCATTGTCTTACTTCTACATTTGATACAATTCCCTTTGCTTGTGCTGTTATTAATTGACTAAATGCTTCTTGGCTATCTTCTAATAAGCTATAATCCCAATCAAAACTTACTTCATATTCTCCCTGTGGTGTTAAATTATAAGCATTTGCTAATACATTAGCTGAATATAAAAAGTCTTCAATTCCTTTTTCTAAATTTGACCTCATATCGTCTACTATTGTGAATGTGTCATACATAGAACGTTTTATTTCTGTTGCTGTTGCATTTGCTGTGTTTACTTCACTTAATATTCCTGCTGATGTTCCTATTTCGTGTTCTAATCTTTTAAATAGCTCTTGTAATCTTTCTGTAAATGGTCTAAATGCAGGGTCAAACACTTCAAAAAAATTATCATCTCCAGCATCTACTTTTTTAAATAATCCATTTAAAGGCAATGAGTCTTTTCCATTAAACATTGTACTATCTGCACCTACAAAGGCTTCTTTTAATTTATATTCTCTATATAGTTGTTTCATTGTTTCTTTTATTTCTGCTATTGTACTATCACAACCATAAGTAATTGGTACTCCATATTTGTCATCTGTCTTTCTATTATTTATAGGGCTTTTAATGTATCCAAATAAAGCTCTGTCTACTCCTGTTATTACTTTTTTTAGCTCTATGTTTTTCCAAAAGTCTGGAACTGCAACTTCGTGTCCGTTTTCATCTGTAAACTTTTGTGTTATTTCTATATTGCCATTTCTTACTTTGTAATTGGTCAATCTATAATATGTTTTACTATTGCCTATTCCTTTATTGACTGTCCTTTTATCTGCTATTATAGTCGCTCCTATTATATTTTCTCCCTCTGTTTCATCTATTGTTACTCTGCTTTGTGAAACTATATTATAATATATCTTACCACTTTTAACATAAGGCACTAATATAACTCCACCATAACCAAATCCCATTGATGTTATTTTCTTTGCTTTTTTCCACATTGATTGAGTTGTTTTGTCTAATAGCTCTACTCTTGCATTTTCTCCTGTAATATTTACATTGCTGTCATTAATAACATAATTTGCTAACTTATTACTAAATATTGAGTTAAAATTAATCTCATCTATTCTTTCGTATTCTACTGCATACTTTTGATTGTCCTCTACTTCTTTTTGAGTTGTTTGAGAATGGACATTAAATAATCTGAATATCCACATAATAAATTTTTGAAACACTCTTTTTTCCTCCTTTTTAACTTTTTATGTTTACTATGTTCATCTTTTGTTGATATATTTAAGTTTTATAAATTATGCACTAAATTTAATAACATTTTGTCAAAGTGTTTTGCCGTGATTTTTTGATACTTTTTTGTTTTTATGTTTACAATTATTACATAATAACTTTTACATAATATTTGTATACTTCGTATCTAATCGTATCAAACTAGTTTCCTTTTTTCTTCCATATTCGATTAAGTGCATAGCGTGTGGCGTCGATTACGTGGTTGTCTGCGTCTATATATCCGCTTATATAGTTTCCATCTTTGTCCTGTTGATATTCGTAAGTACTAAATTCTTGAGCTGATACAGGGCATCTTTTAGGGTCAATTACTATTTTAGCAAGTGCTGATAGCCACTTCATTGAATATTCAACGCTTCCTGCTCCTTTTTCTGCTCCACGCATTGCACTTCCATAGCTTCTAAAATCTCCGATTGATTTAGGTTCTGCACTATCTGCTGTTATTATATCATCTTCTATTACACCTTTTTGTTCTTTTAATGCATTCCATACATCTTGATTACTCATTTTATTTACAACAAATTCATCAAATATGTATAATGTTCTTTGACTAGGATTATAACAACATTTAACCCACGCAAGAGGGTCTGGAAACCAACCAAAATCCATTCCTTGATATATAAAGTCGTATGTATCTATTTCTTTATCTGTTATTTCTCTTAACTCTATATTCTCAAATACTGTTCCACCTGTTCCTGTCATTAATCCTAAATATTCGTTCTCATATAGTCTTTCATTTACTGACTTTAAGAACTCCGCTTCATCAACAAAGGCACTTCCTAACCATTTAATTGGTACTTGTCTGTAATCTGATAAATGAACTAATCTTGTTTCTTTGGGTATTATCTTTTCAACATTTATGAAGTGCATTGAACTTGCTGGTGTATTATATGAATAAAATTGTATAAAATCTTCTCCACCTCTTATTAATGATTGATTTATTTTTCTTATTTCATTCATTCCTTTAAATTGGTCTGCTTCTTCATACCATGTTACACCTATATATTTGTCTTTTGGTGGCTTTAATGATTTAATCTTGCCATAATCATCTGCACCCCTAAAATATATCTTTTGACCTGTACTTTCCTTTGTTATTTCCAATGGGCTTTTTGTTAACTTGTAATCGCTTTTTATATGCGGATATGTTTCACTTAATGTATCTATTGCCCATTCTAATTGAGCATATACTGAATCTTTTAATGTATCTTTTACTTGTCTTAATACAACTGCACACATTTTAGGATTATTCTCTAATATTTCTATTATCTTTTCACTAACAAAAGAGGATTTTGTACTTCCTCTTCCACCCTCTAAATAATATTCTCTATATTCTCTATCATCTATACTTCTATTTAAATCAGTAAAAGAACTTGCTATATCTTTAGCTGGAATTGTAACAAATACCTGTTGTTCACTTTCTTTTCTTTCTTTCTGCTCCATCATATTTGTTATTAATTCATAGTTTTTGCTACTTCCATTCATAGCTCCTTTAATCAGCCCTAATGTTACAAGTTCCCTATATGTTAATCCTTTATTATTTGTTTCATCTAATGTCTTCTCTAATACTGAAAGCATAGTGGCTTTTTTTCTTCTAGCTTCGCCACTTGCCTTGCCACCTCTCGACGATTCCTCGACGGTTAAGACATGAGCTTGAGGTATTAAATTTTGTTCATTAGCCACTATATCACTTCCTTTTTATCTTTTATTTTTTAAACTTCTTTTCTAAATCAAATACTGTATATTTATTATATTTCATAGGTCTATCTGTTTTACTTTGCAATTCCTTTAACTTATTCCAATACTTTGGTAGATATTTATAATAATTTTCTAATTCCTTTAAATTCTTATTACAACAGCACCAACAACTTACTCTGTCTAGTATTGAATATAATTCTATTCCATCTTCATTCCAATTGTAGCCTTTATTATAACAATATTCTAAGCAATCCTTTTCTGTCATTTTCCATTCTGCTAAAGGGAATAGTTTGTTACCTTTTCTTTCTTTGCTTAATCTGTTTTGTTCATCATAAGCTATTCCAACATATTCATAATTACCTTTGCAATGCTTTTCTATTGCCTTTAATTTTTCTGTTGTTCCCCATCTACACCTACCACCACACCAACTATAGCCTTTTCCTGTTTTTCCATTTCTTTTCTTAACTGGCTTTTCAAACATTGTATATAAAAATGTTTCTTTTGGTTTTAGTTCTGTGTATTTTATATTATGTGCTTCTAATAATGCTGATACTTTATTTCTTAAATTATAAATACATTCAAATTCCATTCCTGTATCATAAAAAACAACTTCATCTAAAGGCTTATTTTCTTCAATTAATCTTAATAACATTGCCAAGCTATCTTTTCCAAAACTAACACTAGCAATATATTTCATTATACCACATCCTTGTATACTTTAAAAACTCTTATGTTATGAATATGAGACCTGCAAACATTATATTTTTCTGCTAATTTATATTCGCTTTCCTTACTGTTTCTTATTTGTAGTATTTGTTGATTAGTTAATTTCCTTCGCTTTTTCATTGCTTTTTTATGATTTTCACTATTTGCAATTTTACTCATAAAGTCATTATCTGCATATTGTAAAATATAATAAGCATGTTTCATATTTTCGTTTGCTGTACACCATTCTAGGTTTTCAACTTTATTGTTAGTTTTGTTTCCGTCTATATGATTTATGTACTTCTTATTTTCTAGATTAGGTATAAATGCTTGTGCCACTAATCTATGTATATAAAAGTCTTTTCTACTTAATTGTACTCTTAAATATCCTCCAGTATGTTTCCTTGGTGCTAATATTTTTTCTTCTATCTTTCTGTTGTATCTATCTATTCTTTCTAAACTTTTTACTCTTCCAAGATTACTTACTTCATATTTATTTTCGTATCCTTGGATTGTTTTCCATATTTCTTTCATAATATCTCCTCCCTCTAAAAAGAAATATTATGGGTTAGATAAATATTAGAGGTATTTATCAACAAGAGCTACTTGCTGTCCCCATTATTTTATTTGTTTTTTATTTTGCATTTTTAGAATATGGTTTTATGCTATTAATATCTACATACTCTATTTTTAATTTATCCATTAATTACTCCTCAAATTTAACTTCATCATACTTTTGTAATAATTCTTGCATTACTTCTTTAGGTATGTTTTTATTTACTATTGCAATTAATCTTTTGTCATCATCATAAAAGGTGTATTTTATATAATTATTCATAATACTTACCTCTTTTCTTTCTATAAACACAACATAATGGCATAAAGGACTTAATATAGGTCTTATGGCAGCCACTCCCGCCTATACTACTATATCAATTTCGCACTCTCGAACCTAGAACGATATAGACAACTAGATATAAACCTAAGTGAGTGCTTCGTTTTTATATGCCACTATATTCTATTTATAGCTTATTACTTCTAGAATATAAATAAATCATCTGGTCTTTTTTTTATTTTACTCAAGAAACCAGGAAAACTTGATATAAAGTGTATGTTGATTATTCGCAGTAGTTCTTTATGGAAATCAACGACCCATAAGAATACTTCCCTAGCTTTACACTCAGCTACTAGTGGGTGGCAGTGGAGAAGGGGAATTGCACCCTTTATTCTTCCAAAATTGTTTTTCCGTTCCTACTCACGACTAACCGATTTTGGTGTGCTACTTTTACACTATCTCCACTATGTTTAACTAGGATAATTGAAAAGAGGGCATATATCAACAGAGCCTAGTATGTTAATATAATCTATAATTTAATAAAGGGACAACTAAATTTATTATCTATATTCTTTACTATATGACATAATTGAGTTTCTTTATTTTGACACTTTAAACAATTATTCTTTATAAAATTTGTTAATTCTCTTCTATATATCTTTGCTTTGTATCTTTGTTTTCTATTGTACTCTCTCATTATGTTTTCTGCAATAAAACTTTTTCCCATAATGATTTCCTCCAACTGTTGCAATTATATCATACTTTTCAATTTTCTGCAACAAGCTCTATAATTACCTAATAGTTCTTTATACTTTGTTTGTATTGTTACGCATTTTCTTTTATATAAAATTAATTCTTCTTTTAGCCTGTCTTTTTCATCTTCTAAATCATAGTATTTCTTTTTAAATTGTCTTACTGTTATTCTATCCTCTTCATAATCTCTTTTATCAACAAAACACTTATTATATGCCCCTAGAATCCATTCTAAATCGTTTTTAAATTGTTCGTTGATAATTTCATCTTTGTACTCTATTAAACGTCTTATTTTGTCTTTTTCATAAACCATAATATTATTTCTCCTTAATATTATTTTTTATTCTTGTAACTTCTCCATAGTTTTTGGTATATATCCAACTTTTAAAATTATTGCATTTTTGACTAGTTTTTGCATAGTTATTGACTAGTTTACAAAAATATTGTCTACAACAATTTTGACACTTCATTTGTTTAAATCCTTTCTAATTTCATTTACTGCTTTTATTAATTCGGTTACTTTATCTGCTATAGTATCTAATTTATACCAACCTCTACCATTTTCATCTACAACATCATATTTAAGTTCTTCTATCTCTTCTGTATTATCTTCTAATACCCTAAAATAAATATTATCATCAAATAAATCTCCTGTACTCCAATTGCCATTTTCCCAATTTAATCTTCTTTCTGAATATTCTATAATAGTAAGTAATCTATCTAATACTCTCAAATCATGTACTTCAATTCTTGTACCTTCTTTTATTTCTCCATCATGTATTGCTTTTATTAGCTCATATCCTTTATAATCCTTTTTATTCATCTTCTCCTCCTATCCAGCCGAAGCTCTTTTACTTTTTCCCAATCTATATTTTTTACTGGACTTATATAATCATCTATAATTCTTTGTTCTTCTTTTGTTATAGTTATTCTATCTCCGTCACAATTTTCATATATGTAACAATCATTAATACAATCAAATGTCATTTTGTTGGCTTTATCTATTTTGAATAATATCTCATCTGCTTTACTCAATATTATCAGCTCCTTTCAAACTTTCTAATATCTCTTTTTTGTAAATTATTTTAAATGTTGTATATACTATTGAATTTCTTAATCTTATAGCTTTTTGAATTATAAACTCTAATCCATAATTTATAACTTGTAATATAACTATTGGCAAAAATATTGTCCAAGTAATAAGCCATAATGTTTTCTGTGTTTTCTTATGTTTATTCCATATTTTGCCTTTTAAAGGTAAGTCTTTTGTTTTCATACTTCCTCCTAACTGCTGTATATTACAGCTAAACTTTTTCTACTAAATATGTAAAATACTACTTATTACTTTTTTTAACCATTCTATTTCTTTATTCAATTCTCTTTCAGCATCTAGCCTTTGTGCTTCACTACATTTTAATTTAATATCATTTTCTTCTTTTAAACGATTTATTTCTTCCTCTAAACATCTACATCTATATTCATAATCTATTCCAACATTTTCTTTTTCCATCTTTAATCCTTCCTTTCTACTAAATTTTGCCTTAAATATATATCTAGTCCTAAATTAAATATATAATCTAATTTATCTTCATCTATTTTAAATATTCTTATTCTCTTGTTTGTATCTTTAATATGTTCTATACATTTTTCCTTTATAAATTCATCTTGCTTTTTTACAAATTCAACATTCCAACTTTCT